GCCATGGAATCATCCGAGGCGGCTTTTTGTATCCGGAGGTGAACCTTATGCCGAGGAAGGCACTGAAACCATGCAAGCATCCCGGCTGTCCCAACTTGACAAACGGTTTGTATTGTGCGGAGCATCAGCTCTTGCACCCAGACCGACCGTCTGCCGCCAAGCGTGGCTACGGCAGCAGGTGGCAAAGGCTCAGCAAGGCGTACCTCCGCCAGCATCCCTTGTGTGTGCGGTGCAAGGCACAGGGACGGTTCACGGCAGCGACCGTGGTCGACCATATCATTCCTCACCGTGGTGATCCGCATCTGATGTGGGATGAAAGCAACTGGCAGGCGTTATGCAAGCCCTGCCACGACCGCAAGACATGGACGGAAGACCGAAATCCCGTCTATCGGTATTGATTGTGTCTGAAATGCTGCTGGTGGGGGGATAAAAATCGCTAAATGTGAATTTTTTACAGACCGGCGTTCCCTCTCACGCACAAAAACGGGTATTCAAACACCCTATTGACCCCTCTCAGAGATATAAATACGAAAAAACACCGATAACATCTGACTTTGCCGACTTTTACAGCCGGCATTTTTTATGCCTGATTTAGCATTTTTGTTTGAATTTCTTTGATTTTCGGAGGTGATGACATCATGGCGAAAGACGGTACAAACCGAGGCGGTGCAAGACCGGGTGCAGGAAGACCAAGAAAGGCACTCACGGAGAAAATTGCTGAGGGAAAATCGGCGGAAGTTATGATGCAGCCTGCGGATATAGAATCTGCTGAAACACCGCCTGTCAGAGATTTCATGAAAGAATTACAGCGTGACGGCACAAAACTCCTTGCAGATGATGTGTATACAGAAACCTATCAATGGCTGAAAGAACGCTCCTGTGAGAAGATCGTCAGCCGTCAGCTTGTGGAACAGTATGCCATGAGTATTTCCCGTTGGATTCACTGCGAGCAGATCGTCACCAAATACGGATATATTTCCAAGCATCCTACAACTGGTGCGGCAATTGCTTCTCCGTATGTTGCAATGTCACAGAACTACATGAAACAGGCAAACCAAATCTGGAATCAGATTTTTCAGATAGTCCGTGAAAACTGCTCTGTGGAATTTCAGGGCAATCCGCAGGAAGATATGATGGAAAAATTGCTGAGAAGCAGAAAGTGAGAAATACATGAAAGCAGATGTTCAATTCTGGAGAGAACTGAAACAGCAGAAAAATAACATGACCAAACAGCAATATCGCACAATCAAGGGACAGGCTGTCAAAGGCAATATGGATGCCGCCCGGAGAGGTATGCTCAGAATTCAGCAGAGGAGGAATTACAGATGACAACGACCACAGAATTTCAGCTTGTTGACATCAACAAGTTAGTACCATACGCAAATAATGCTCGTACACACAACAAAGAACAGATTCTGAAGCTTCGTTCTTCCCTGCGTGAATTCGGATTTGTCAATCCTGTCATCATTGACAAGGAATATAACGTCCTCGCCGGTCACGGCAGGATTGAAGCCGCAAAAGAAGAAGGTATTGCAGAAGTCCCTTGTGTATTTGTTGACCATCTGACGGAAGCACAGAAGAAAGCGTACATTCTTGCTGACAACCGAATGGCATTGGACGCTGGCTGGGACGAAGAACTGCTGTCCGTTGAGATGGAAGAATTACAGAATCTCGGTTTTGACCTTGGTTTGACCGGTTTTGATGAATCTGAAATTGCTGACCTTTTCGATATTGACAGTGATGAAGCAAAACAGGATGATTTTGATGTAGATGCAGAACTGGAAAAGCCCTGCAAATCCAAAATAGGTGACATCTGGCATCTTGGAAAGCATACCGTTATCTGCGGTGATTCCACTTTGCCGGAAACCTATACAGCACTTCTTGGAGACACAAAAGTAAATCTTGTTTGCACAGATCCGCCGTATCTTGTCAATCTGGAAAGCACGTCAGGCAAAATCAAGAATGATGACCTTGATGATGAAAAAGGATATGCGTTTCTAAAATCTGCATTTGAGAGATTCAAAGATGCCATGGCGAAGGATGCAAGCATTTATGTGTTTTATGCCACCTCCAAGGCACGTGTATTTCATGATGCGTATGAAGATGCAGGCTTCAAGGTCGGTGCAGGACTTGTCTGGAAGAAAGACCGTCTTGTTCTCACCCGAACCGACTGGAAGTATATCCATGAACCGATTATCTGGGGCTGGAGAAAAGACGGAAAGCATATCTGGTATGGTGACCAGAAACAGAAAACGGTATTTGAATTTGACCGCATTAAAAACAGCAAAGAGGACGGCTGCGGACATCCGTCCAGTAAGCCGGTGCCGCTGATCGCCTATCTGATTTCCCAGTGTACGCAGACAAACGGAATGGTGCTGGATGGATTTCTGGGAAGTGCATCTACACTTGTTGCCTGTGAACAGCTAAATCGTGTGTGCTTCGGTGTGGAACTGGAACCGAAATTTGTGGATGTGGCAGTAGAACGGTACATCAAGCTGCATGACGGAAATTCCGATGATGTGTATGTCGTGCGGAATGGAAAGCAGATCGCATATTCTGAACTGGTAAAGGAAGTGGAACTTCCCGATGATTAAAATTCTCTGTGCAGATGCCTTGGAAGGACTGCGAACACTTCCAAATGACAGCGTCTTCATGTGTGTCACAAGCCCACCTTACTATGGCTTGCGGGATTACGGCAATGCTGGTCAAATTGGAATCGAAGATTCTCCAGAACAGTATATACAAAAGCTGACTGCCGTATTTCGAGAAGTACGGCGAGCGCTTCGACCAGACGGAACTTTGTGGCTGAACATCGCCGATAGCTATGCCGGAAGTGGAAAAGGAATCGGTCGAAAGCCTACGCATTGTAAGCATTCGTATCAAATTCCGGCGGATAGTGCTGCAGCTGCTATGCCAACTACATGGAATGCCATCAAACCAAAAGATATGATTGGAATTCCATGGATGTTGGCGTTTGCCCTCCGTGCAGATGGTTGGTATCTCCGTTCGGACATTATCTGGAACAAGATCAACTGTCTGCCGGAAAGTGTAAAAGATCGTCCCACAAAGTCTTATGAACATTTGCTCTTGTTTGCAAAATCCAGCCGGTATTACTACAATGCAGCAGCAATTATGGAACCTGCAGCGGAAAGCAGCCTAAAACGATACGCTCGTGGTCGTTCCGGTCGAAACAAGTATGGTAGATTTTCGGAACAGGGCATCAATGGGGCAGATTACAACGAACGAATGCAGGGAAAAACCATGCGAAACAAGCGGGATGTCTGGAATATCAGCACCAACTCTTACCGCATGGGAGAACATTTCGCTATGTTTCCGGAGCAATTGGTAGAACCCTGTATTTTGGCAGGCTGTCCAGAAGATGGTGTGGTTCTTGATCCGTTCTTCGGAAGCGGAACTACTGGTGCAGTTGCCAAGCGACTGCATCGGCAGTGTATCGGAATTGAACTAAATCCAGTCTATTGCAAAAAAGCAGAAGAACGAATCGCATCTGTCTGATTCTCACAAATGACCGCCGAAACATTCTCCACATCTCACAGTTGCTATCTGTGGAAAAAAGAGTTAACATATGTACTGCCGAAAGGCAAATCACCGAAAATCGGGAGGAAAACATATGATAATTGCATTTGGACGGGCTGGAAATGAACGAAAGAAACTGGCATGGGCGATAGCCACGATCATTGGAACAACGGCGGAATATCAGTATATGCCCACCTGTGCCTACAAAATCGGGGAATGCTACACCGTTACCAAGTCCGGGGATCTGGAAATCAGTGACCAAGTCGACCATAAGGAAACAGAACGGCTTCTTGCCGAACTGGAAAATCAGGGCTATGTTGTTCCAGACACATCAGAGCCGGAATCCAAAGGCTTGACGGTACAGATGCCAGCTGATTTCTTCACGGAACATACACTGGGCAATCTCCGACAAATCTGCGAAAACAAGGCTTCCCTTTTTCAGGCTGCTTTTCAAACCGACTGTTTGGACATCATTCCGTCTGATGAAAAGGTGGAATTCCCTTGGTTTACAGTCGAACAGGATGGTGATGCAGATGCCTACTGTACTTTCATTTCCATGCTCTGCGAATTTGCCAAGAACCAGAGCCGCATTAACCGCAAGCCGGACACCTCCGACAATCCCAAGTACACCATGCGGTGTTTCCTGATTCGTCTGGGAATGGTGGGTGCAGAATTCAAGGCGACAAGAAAAGTCATACTCCGGCATCTGTCCGGCAATTCCGCATTCAGAAAGGTTGGTGATACGGATGCAGTTTCCGAGTGAATCATATCTGGAACAACTCCGAAAGCAGTATCCAAAAGGGACAAAATTACAGCTGATTTCTATGCGAAATGAAAAATATCCGGTTCTTCCCGGAACAGTTGGCGAGGTCACACATATTGATGATGCGGGCAGCATTCATATGCGGTGGGAAAACGGTTCTTCCCTTGCTCTGATTCCCGAAATTGACAGTTTCCAGACCGTATCCGAGGCGAAAAAATAAGGCGGCACCTCCTCCATTGTAATGTATGTTACCATACAATCGCAAGGATTGCAAGGGTGTATTCTACACAATCTTTTGCCCGCATTTTCTGTAGATTTAGCCGCTTGCTATCTCCTCCGTTTAGAGTTAATATGGGTACAACGAAAGGACAAAAAGCCCGAAATTACGGAGGAAAACACTATGAACGCTAAAACAGAAAGACAGATTGAAAACCTGAAAAAGCAGACCATTGGGGTTGAAATTGAGATGAACCACATCACAAGAGAGCGAGCTGCAAAGCTTGCCGCAGACTTTTTCGGAACAGGCAGATACGAATTCACAGCAAGCCGAAACGGATACAGCACCTGGTCAACTTGGGATGCACAGGGCAGAGAATGGAAATTCCAGAAAGACGTCAGCATTGCAGGATGCGATGCCGAAAAGTGCGAACTGGTCACGCCGATTCTGAAATACGAGGACATTGAAACCTTGCAGGAACTGGTAAGAAAGCTTCGCAAAGCCGGAGCAATCAGCCATGCAGGCATCGGAGCCGGAGTACACATTCACATCGGTGCCAACGGTCACACACCGCAGAGCCTCAGAAACCTTGCAAACCTGATGGCAAGCCACGAACGGCTGATTGCAGATGCCCTGAAAATCGACCAAGGCAGAATGAACCGATATTGCAGAACGGTCAATCCCCAATTCATCGAACAGCTGAACCGAAAAAAGCCCACCAACATGGCACAGTTCGCAGACATCTGGTATACGGCGAACGGGGCAAATTACGGCAGAAATCAGCACTACAATGACAGCCGATACCATATGCTGAACTATCACGCAACTTTTACAAAAGGCACAATTGAATTCCGGTTGTTCCAATTCGACAAGCCTACAGCTGAAAAGAAAAACGGACTCCATGCCGGACAGCTGAAAAGCTACATTCAGCTTTGCCTTGCCCTTTCCGAAATGGCAAAGGGACTGCGAACCGCCAGCCCGAAACCACAGCAAACGGAAAACCCGAAATTCGCCATGCGAACATGGCTGATTCGGCTGGGACTGGTCGGCGAGGAGTTCGCCACTGCGAGAAATTTTCTTACCAAGAACCTTGATGGCGATGCCGCTTTCCGGTTCGGCAGATAAAGGGACAGCCTTTTGCTACCAGCTACACCAGACCGCTTCGGCGGTCTTATGGTGGTGAAAGGGTATCCCTTTCAGAAAGGATTTGATTGCATGAAAAAGTTTTACCTTGCCTATGGCAGCAATCTGAACGTGAAACAGATGCAGTTCCGCTGCCCGGATGCCAGAATTGTGGGGACTGCGGAGATTCCAAATTACCAGCTGCTGTTCAAGGGCAGCAAGACCGGTTCCTATCTGACCATCGAACCCAAGCAGGACTGTATCGTTCCAGCGGCAGTCTGGTCGGTGTCGGAACGAGATGAACTTGCCCTTGACCGCTATGA